AATTTTGTCCTGCGTTACCACTCCAAGTAAATGCTTGAGCAGTTCCATTGTAAAAAGGATTATCAACTAAAGTATCTGCTGTATTAGCAGCAGTGCTAAATGTAGATAAATTTAATTGTGATGCGGTTAAACCTTTACCATATTCATTATTAGTAATGTAATCTAAAAAAGTTAAAGACGGATTATCAGAAAATGCGTAAGTAGATGGAGTTCCAAGTCTTTGTGAACCACTACCACCAGCAGTAGAATCTAATCTAGGGTCATAAACCTTTTTACCTCTTACTTGAACTGTTAATTGTGGAATACCTTTCCACATACCTCTAGTATCAAAATTATAATGAGCAGCTATATAACAAACTCCATCTAATCTATGTGCAGAAGTCCAGTTAGACATAGAAGCAACAAGCATTGGGTCTGCTGTTTGTGATGCAGCTCCATGATGCAAATTCATTACATACATATATCTATCAGTAGGGTCAGTACCAAAACCACCAGCAGTAACTTCTACAGGGTCACCATTTTGTGAAACTGTATTAAGTGAACCTGAGCCTGAAGATATTTTATCTGAACCTATATAACCACCGATTCTAAATCTAGCAGAATCAGTTAAAGGATTACCATCTAGTTCAATAGTTCTTCCAAGTATTTCATCACATTCACCAACCGATAAGGCATAAACCACATATAGTTCTTGCGAATTATTATTATTTACGGACATGTAAATAACCTGTGCTCCAACCCTTCTATTTCCATAAATGATTGGTAGCTTTCCACCAGCAGAGGTTTTGTTGGCTAGTATGTCTTGTCCTTTTGCAAGCATTTGTCTTGCTTGCATATAACCTTTAACACCGACTGCTAATGTAGCAACGCTTAATGCTTGCGACCAAGTAAATTTTAAAGTTCCGTAACCTATAGCTTGTATAGTATTCCAAATAGCATTACCAATAGATGCAAAAAAACTAAACATTACGAACCCCACCTAACATCTGATTTGACCTGAGTAGCGAATTCAAAACCTTTATCGCCTGTACTAAATGCCTGTTGTGATTCATCAGAATAATGTCTACCTTTTGTAAGATTCCAATTTGCCCAATGTGATGCAACAGTCATACTTAAACTTGAATTATCAATACTTTCTGAAATACCAACGCTTCTAATAACACCAGTAAAATAATTTATAGCACCTACAATAGTTTCATTAGTATCAAAATAAGCCAAATATATTTCTACTGTTTTATCTGTAAAAGAGCCGTCTTGAACCAAAGACCTAACTTGATTTGTAATGTTTGAACAAACTATGTTTAATTCATCAACCTGTAATTGACCTGTCTCTGTAACTGAATCAACTGTTAAAAAACTACCGCCAGCTTCATAGCTATTAGAATCATAAGTAACATTAGAATACCAATCAGTTAATCTAATAGTAGATGATAAATTTAGTTCAACTAGAAAAGCTGTCTTAGTTGCTGTTGATGATACTTGAGTTTGTAAATCAGTAGATAAACTTCTAGGCATTAGGTTATAACCTCTCTAACATCAAATGAAATACTGTAAAACCCACTAGCATCTGTTGAATACATAATCTCATTATTTTCAAGATAAACAGTAAAACTAGGCTTGTTTACAGTAACAGCTTCATTATCTGCTAGAGATGCTACTAGATTTGGTGATATAAGAACAGTTAATGCTCCAGTACCATCAGAATCAATATCTGATTGAACCATGTAGACCTTACTATGATTGGCAAATTTAATTATATCTCCAGCCTTTAAAGCACCTGTCTGACTAGCTGAGAAGCCATCTAAGACTATAGAAGCATCTCCTGATGTATGTGCTCCAACTACCTGAATATCTGTTTCTGCCTTGCCTGCACCTAAATTATCTAAGGGTGCAACAATGGTAAAGTCCTCAAAAGAACCTTTTTGTTTTTGTAAAAATGCAAATACTTCTTGAGCCTTTTCTTGTTGTAAGGGTGGCATTTGCACTGTAAAAGAAAAATATTGACTACCTATTTGTCTGACTTGTTTTTTACCTGATAAAGTCTGATTAACTAAGGTAGGTCTATTATCTTTAAAATTTAAACTTCTAAAATTTGGGTCTGTAGGAAATTGTCCTGACATTATACGACTCCCATTTTGCCTTGATTGTTCATGGCATTATTTATGATTGATGTTATCAATCCTTTTCTTGATGCTAATAACTGGTCAAATCCAGCAGCATCTACTGTTGATATATTAAAGTTAACTGTAGCACCCATACCTTGTCCTTTTGTGTGGTCTATAACAGTTTCATTTGGATGTAATATAGCTGGGAATCCACCTCTTCCATCTATACCACCTGCTCTTACACCCATACCTGTAAAACCACCACCCTCGTTACTTGGTAAACCACCCATTCCGCCTAATTTACCCATTGTTAAATCAGGAGTTTCTCCAGCACTTTTAAATAAATTGCCTATATCACTAATGCTTCCTTTAGCCATACCAACCAGCTTTTGAACTATAAATACTTGTATCAATTCATTTATTACTGCCCTAGCAACTGAAGTAGCCAAATCTTTAAAGTCTCCAAATTGCTTACTTGTAATATCAAAAAAATCTGTAAATGCTCTTGTAAGTTGACCATCAACTGTATCTGCAAAACTTTTGGTAATAACAATGCTATCTTTTATTGTTTTATTTACTAAATCCTGTGAATCGGCTGTGTCTACTTGAGTTGCTTGTAATTTTTTCTCAATTTCAATTTGCTTTTCTCTTTTTTCTATTGCATCTTCTAATAATAGTTTTTGTTTTTCTGCTGCTTCTAATGGTCTTGTATATTGTGGTATTGCACCAAATCTTTTGATGTTTTTTTCATTTCTTAATATTTTTTCGTTTTGTTCATCTAAAGAAGTATTTAATTCATCCAAAGACTTAGTAAACAAATCAGGTTTAATTAAACCCATAGCTTCTGCAAAATCAAGAATAGCCTTTGATGTATTAACAAATGCACTTTGTAATGGAACTAAAACTTGTCGTTTTAATCTATTCATTGTGTCATTAAATGCTTCAGCATTTCTTATTGTTTCTTCGTCAATAATTCCAGTAGCAGATTTCGCCAAATCATCCATAGCAACAGCACCGCTTTTAATAAGATTAGCCATTTGAATACCAACTCTTGAGCCAAAGACTTGAGCTAATAAACCACTTCTTTTTAATGGGTCTTGTATAGATTCTAAGCTATGGAAAAATTCTTTAAATAAATCTTCAGTATTTTTAGTTTTACCATCAACATCTTCTAAAGAAATGCCCATCTCTTCAAAAGCTCTTTTAGCTAGACCAGTGCCCATAGTAGCTTCACCAACACCTTTAGCAAAAAACCTAAGTGCTTTAGTAAAACCTTCTGTACTTATTCCTGATTGTTCAGCAGCAAATTGATATTGCTGTAAGAATGTTGTGCTTACATTTACAGAATCAGCAAGTTTACCAATATCATCAGCAACTTGTAATGCTTGATTTCCAAATTGAACAATTTGTCTTACAGCAAAAACACCAGCAAAAGCACCAGCTAATTTTTTCATAGACTGCTGCGTTGAATTAATATTTTTATTAACTGAATTAAAACCCTTTTTGGTTTGGTCTTGAGCTTTAATTCTTAATTTATAATCAGTTGCCATTTTTTATTTGCCTATTCTTTTCCTCTAAGTATGCTAACCATCCTGTAAACTCGGATAAGGTCATCTTTTCTTCTAGCTCTTGAAGTGTGCAATGCAACATTTCAGCTAGATAATATTTAGCAAATAAGTCCTTATCCTCTACTACTTTTTTGCTTGTTCTTCTACACTTGGTGATGACATTATTTCAGTTGCTACTCTTGCAAGTACATCTTTATCTACGCCATTCATAAGTGTATGTTTATCTGATAGGTCAAATACTTTTTCACCATCAGAATCTAAGGCTTTGTATATTAAGCAATAAGCCATCAATGCAACATCATCATCTTTTGCAAATTTTTGCAATTTAGACATTTCTGCTAGCGTTAATGGCTTTGCATATACTTTAAGAACCTCATCTCCATCACTCCATTCAGGTATCTCTATCTCTTTGATTTCTAAAGAATCAAAATGAGCTTTAGCCTTTTCTATAAGTTTCATGTTCTTATACTGTTGTTGATGTTAAAGCACCATTGCCTTGTACTGAAATACTAGCTTCAACCAATCCATCAAATGATGCACTTCTTGAAACTCCAGTAACAATAGCTGAACCAGTGTAATAAGTATCACCTGCTGTATCTCCTTCAGGATATACATTAAGAGTTACTTCTGAACCAATGGTTAAAGCACCTTGACCACTAGAATCAGTCTCATCCCAAAATACATCTAAACTTCCTGAGAAAGAAGTCAATGATGGTTTGTACGTTCTAGCAGCATCACCCATTGAAGTATCTTCTAAAGTATCAGCAGATTCTTCGATTGAGTAAGACCTTATTTCAGCTACAGCATTAGAACCGACTTTTACAGTTCCTTCACTTCCTTTATGTGTTGCCATTTTCTACCTCGTCTTTCGACTTTTTCTTAGAAGAAGGTTTAATTTTATCTTGCGAATGGACTGCTTCTTCTTTCCAGCCCTTTTCTTTCATTGACTCAACCTGAGTAGGATGAGCTATTACAGAACTTTTACCATTTGGACTAATTAATTTCATAATTGTCTCCTTATACCGCTACATCAGGATTAGTTTCCTGAACATAGTAATTTGTTAAAAAGGTTAAACTCACATATCCTAGTGGTTTCTCACCTTCACCATTAAACTCTATTTCAGTTGATTCTAAATAACAGTCTTTAGCTAATCCATCTAAAGTTCTATCTGCTGCTATTGCTTCTTCAACTTCTTTGCTTATTGTATCAATAGTATCGTCAAAGTTGCTAGTAGCTTTTGCATATCCTTCTACCACTACTGATAATTCTCTACTCATAACTCTATCAGTACCTATAACTATAGGCTCAGATGTTTCTGACTTAGTATAGATAACTAATGCTGGTACTGTTTCTAATGGATAAACCCTTGACTCATAGACTCTTGAACCAGTTGTAGTTAAACCAGTTAAGGTAGTACCAAACTTTTCTCTTATTTGTTGTCTAATGTGATTTGCCATTATATTTCCTCTAACATTAATGCACTAAAACCTGTTCTATCTGCTTGTATATTAACAACAGTATAATTTTGTGCTGCTTTGAGTATATTACCATTTGTATCTTTAATTGCAGATATATCTAATCTATTTCCAAATGCAATATTTGGAACATCTATAGTTCTGCAATAAGCTATTGGTTTTAATGCTTCTACACCAATACCTTCTTCTTGTTCTACATATTCATTATTTAGAATCACATTAATTGTTGTAGAAGTACCATTGTTTGTATAAACAGCAGATACACCATGACCAAAATTTATATCTAAATATCCAGCCATATCTAATTCAGTTTCTAATCTAAATTGAGACATTATTCTTCCTCTAAAACCAATGAAACTAAACCTGTATTATCAGGCTCTACTGACCTAACAGTAAATGCTGTTTGGGGTTTTAAAACACTACCTTTATCAGTTGTTATTGCATCAACAACCAATCTATCTTCTTGAGATATATAGGGTACATCAGATGATTTTATAATTGCTCTAGGTTGATAACCAGCAACAGGAACACTACCGCCTTCTATATTGAAATATTCTTGGTCAATAATAATATTAACACTATAGGCATCACCTGAATCAATATCAAACCAAGTATCAATTAATCCCCGTCTTGCATCCCATAGTACAGATTGGACTTCAAAGAAAGTGGCAGTAACACCATGACCTGTTGTGGTATCAACATAGGCGTTAAAATCTAATGCACTCTCTAAAGGCATGATTTACTTTTTAGCTCTAGTCTTAGGAGCTTTT